AGAGAGTCCTCGATCATCATGAGTTGATTAAGAACTTTGATTGCCTTATGTAAGTAAGACAATACTATATTCTTATTAGTATCAAGGATACCAGAGGTGACATATGTTATAGCATCTTTCGCAATCTTTATACCACTATTTGCGGAGGTGTTGCGTAATCCTTTAGGGTTGTATATAAAATATTCATCTACCTTACCATAGTCTAGTGACTGAAACTGGTCTGCGGTCTTTGGAATCTTGTTGATCTGTCTAACTTTCTTGATCTTTTGTGGATCAACGTAGCGTAGTTCGAGTATACCATCTTGAGGTCTCTTCAAATCAATAACCTTATGATAATACAAACGCCCATCAATGTACCATCTACGGAACATTTCATGAGCTTTAGTATCAAATCCTATTAAGTTTTTAATATAATCGAACTCTGTTCTGATCATTTCTTTGACAGAATCACTGACATCTAAGTTTGCCAGATCTATCTGTACGGGCGAATCGTTCTGATCTGTGACGATTGACTCTTGTAAAATATCTTCAATTGCACTGTCTACTTCAGGGTGCATCGCCATCATGCGATACTTAACCACCATGTCGTACTCAGTTTTAAAGTTACCATCTAGGTCAACGTAGGTTCCATGATAACCTCCTGCGATGAAACTGGTCGCACCATCTTCATTCGTGGGGGCAACAGGAGAAGGAGCACTTTTCTTTAACTCCTCCTCTCTACGTCTAAACGAGAATCCGAATAACTCTGCCATAATATTGTGTGTTTGTACCTACTATTTAGTTAGCTTGTGCCAACCCTTTTCATAGTATTTTGTCCAATAGATGTCTCGAAGTATTGGTAAGCAAACTCAACATCAAACTCTTCGTAAGAATCGTTGTTGTCATATGCTAGTGATACCTGTGAAACAGATACTGGGAATGCCTTCACTAATTTGTATTGACGGATGTCTTTAAATTGTGTTGCGGATCCGTTGAACTTATCCATCTGAGTTACAACGATGTCTTCTAAAACATCACCCATTCCTGCTGATGCTGTGTTGGCATCTACAGTGTTGGTTAGTTCGATCCATTTCTCATAGGCACCGCGTAGTTCAAATGCGTCATCCATGTAGAATGTACCAGTCCATGACTCGAATGTTCTGTCGCCAGGAACTTTGATAACTCTACCTCTAAAAGGTAGTTCTACTGTACCTACTGTTGATGCAGGTAGAGCAGCACTCTTACACATGAATGTCTCTAAACCATCCGCAGCAATTATGCCTGATGGGAAATTATGTGATACAGAGAACAGGTTAGGTCTAACTGCTCCCTTAATTCTACTCTGGAACTCTAATACGCCCAGTGCTTTGGTTTCAGCCATTGTTTAAGATCTCCTTGGGATTACTTCCTCGAAGCTAACACCAGTACGTGTAGCAACAAAGGTTAGTGTGATGAAGTTGATGGAGCGAGCAGGCTTGATGTATATCTCAGCGATGAACTCGTTCTTATCAATTAAATCAGGTGTGTTGTTGGAACTATCACAGACAACTAAGAAGTCAGTAATACCACGACGTGCTTGGATGTCACGTAGGTATGGTTCGACAACATTGTTGAAGTTGTTTCTAGTAAATTCGTCATTTAGTTCAAACAATACTCCCTTCGCAGCATTTCCTATTGTCTTCTCTATGACGAGGAAGAGACGACGGACGTTGATGCGATCAAAGGCAGATGGTGAAGCGAGAGCTGTTTTGTCTCCGAAGAGTACGATACCTTGACCAGGTAGAGAAGTGATTGGGTTGATTCTCTTCTGATAAAGTGTGTCTCTTTCAGATTTCTTAGGTGAATATGCTAGTTTAATAGCATTCTTGATTCCACCGCGATTAAGTCCTGCGGGTGAGAACCATGGATCTCCAGCTGCTGTTGTGCTAGCACACAATCCTGCAGTGTCACCGTTACATGGGATCCATCTATACTTGTCAGCGAAGCGATCATAAAGATACTTCCAACCGCTATCGAAGACTACGTATGAAGTTGATGGGAATGAATCGAAAAACTCAACTATGTTATTAGTTTGTGTACCGCTGTCTGATACTCCGATAACATTTGTTTTATCAGGAGAAATGAAAGCAACACAGTCTTTACGAGCATTCACAATACTGATCAGTTTGTTTGCTTTTGCTTTTGTTTCTGTCTCAGTAGCACCGCCACCACCCATGATTAGGTAGTCAATCTGTACTGTTTCTGGATCAGCAAAGTAATCATACCCTGCGATGATCTCTGCCTGAGATAGTGTAAAGTCGTCAGCACCAGCTGTCATTGTATATTCTTTCTCACCAAGAATATCAAATGCTGTTGTTGAAACTCCACCTACGTTAGATGCGTTAGCAAGAGCGTTACCAGATACATCCCAAATGTCCTCGTTATCATGAGAACCCCAGTAGATGTAACTAGATTGGTTGAGGATAACCTCTGGATAGTATACTAAAGAACCTTCTGCTGATTTACCATCAGATGCTTTAGAGACATATAGAAATTTCTCAAGAACTGTATTAGGTGTTCCTGTTACTCCACCGTCAACGTCGACTACAACAATGTGCATCTCGTCGTTTGATCCTCCGCGTTCAGCAACGTGTACTGAAGTGCCAGGTTGGGGAGCCACTTGATTCCAGTTCAAGGTTGGGGTAATCATCTGTGAATCATACCATCCTGCTACTGCTGTGATAGCAACATCAGGGTTAGATCCATCATCAACTAGATCAGAAGTTGTCCAAGCACCACCAGATACCCAGATAACATCTACTACTGTACCACCTGTAATTTTGTGGATGTAAGCAGATTTAGTACCCGCTGAGTTTTGGATTAATGATCCTGCTGCTACACCAGCTGACTGGAGGTTGCCCGCAAGAGTTACTTGTTGGTTAGCACCTGAGTCGATTACTACAACTTTAAGTGAGTTACCTACAGAACCAATGTTTCTAGAAGCATAGTCCCAAGCTGCTGTACCATCGTAGTAATTACCTTCGTAATCTTCTACGCTGTTGATTGTAAGTGTAACTCCACCTACGTTAGCAGTTTTTAATGAAGCACCACTAGCACGTACTACGTCAAGTACGCCACCGTATGCGAGAAAAGATGAGGCAGCGAACCATGTTTCATAGTTACTGTCATTTGGTTCACCGAATTTAGATAGTAATTCTGATTCCGATGAGATTCTAACTGGTTTATTAACTGGTCCTTTTGTAAAAGCTCCAGCTATTGCTCCAACGTTTACTTCTACTGTCTCAATGGATCCAAGGGTTAAATCCCTCTCTTGAATTACCACTCCTGGTGAGAGAAGTGTGCTAGCCATGCTTGGTACTCCTGATGAATAATTTCAATTTGTCTAAAAATATTTAGGGAAAGTAGCTTTTCTACCGATACTCCCACATAAATGATCTGTCACCATACTCGTCTGTGTTCCATTTTGAAGTCTCCCTGTCACTACCGTCCATCTCAAGTGACCAGACATCTCCTTTCTCATCTACCACAACTTCTTCATCATCTACACCGTTGAGAATGAAACCAAATGGTGCCATATCTTGTTCTATCTGATTCTTTTGCTCCTCATATATCCTCCGTCTTATGTCCTGATCAGTCAGTTCCTTGAAATATTCCTGTTGTACCAACCATGCAAAGATGACAAGACACATCACAAGGTCATCATTATATCCCTCGTCTGCCTCAAATGATTGCTTGTTTTGTATGAATGTAGTCAGCTCAGATACAATGTTATAGTCGTTTACAATTAGTTTATCATCCTCTATCAGTGTCTTGAGGTTTGAGCATCCCTGTGCTTTCACAGTCTTACTCATCTTGACACCCATCTGTGTCTTACCTCCGCTAAATCCTGTACCAACTATCTGTCCTGCTCTACCACGCATAGCACACATGAGTACATTCTCATACTCCACATCATAGTGTAGTTGTGATGCGACTGCCTCTCCTATATCATTTACCTCTATCAATACATACGCCATATTATATGCCCTTGCTACATCAGCAATGACATTTGGTAGGAGCATAGGTCTAATCTCATGATCTCTATACTTTGCTACGAGTTTCCACGGAGCTTGGGATATATCTATCACGCAGAAGGCACTATAATCCTGTGCTAAACCACGGGATATATCACATGTAACTATATAATCTCTCTCAGGTATAGGATTTTCATA